AAGATGGAGTTGAGGGAACTAGCAAAGTTTCTTCGTAAGGTATACCCAGGGGTTGCGGACCAAGACAGCCTGTGGGCGTTGATAGAAAAAACTGAACAACTCGTCAAGGGGAAACCAGATGCACGACCCAGCCGCAGGCGCGGAGATACTTCTCCAAGCCCATGAACTGATTACACGCGACAGACAAAACGCATACTCGCATCCGTTGGACGACTACTCTCGAACAGTTTCCATATACAACGCACTCAAAGGTGAAGATGTGATGACCGCAGAAGACGGCATCCTGTTCATGATTTGCGTGAAACTTTCCCGCTTGATGCACGAACTCGACAACGGCTTGGACATCCCCGACAACCTCGTGGATGCAGCAGGATACATAGGCTGTTTACAGATGGTGCGAGAAGCGACACGTTCCACCAGCAGCGAACTGGCACGCATGTTCAAAACAGGTGAAACGTACGCCCAATGAAAAATAGTGACTGGGACATCAAATCAAACTCATTCAACTTCGCAGAAGATTTGAAGTACGGTCAGATGGGCGAGAAACGAATCCGCAAAATGCTGGAATCGTTAGTCGAAGGCTCGTTCGAAGTGAAGTCGGACCGCTACCGCAACGGCAACATGGCGATAGAGATGCGCCAGAACCCACGCAAATGCGGCAAATGGATACCGTCAGGGTTGCAGGTAACGAAAGCGCAATGGTGGGTGTACATCTTTTCTATGGATGGCGGCTTCATCATCGTTGCCGTAGACAGATTGAAACGTTTCATCGAAGCAAACAAGAACACGTTGCAGACACGGGACTTTGCTCGCCGTTCAGACAACCCAGCATGGGGTTACCTGCTCCTACCCGAAGACGTATGCGCCCTACTGTACGACTCACGGTACGACGCATGACACCGTGCCCCTGGTCTTTGGTAGCAATCCATTGGATAGATGCGTTCGATTCCAGCAACGGTTGGATATCCACCAGAGACTATAAAGCGAAACCTCAACATGTGGTATCCGTCGGCTGGCTATGGCCCGACCTGCTCGAAGGTTACCTGTCGGTAACATGCTCATGGTGCCCCGAAGAAGAACCAGAAATGGAAACCGTCGGCATGGTCACCCACATCCCCCTTGGCATGGTACAAAAAGTGGTGATGCTCGGCACCCCACAATTTGATACTTGACTTTGTAACACCCCTCCTGTACGGTGAACAGGAGAACATCAAAACCTAGAGAAAGGCCCAATAATGTTTACACAAATACCGAAACCTGCGCACGGTTCACAAGAATGGTTGAACGCCCGTTGGAAAACAAGCAACGGCGAAGCACGCATCGCAGCCTCCGCATGTGCAGCAGTCCACGGGCAACACCCGTTCGTCAGCGTCGCAGACCTCGCCACCGAACTGCTCGCATTGACACCACCACAACCGAAAGCACCGAACTCTGCGATGCTTCGAGGCACCACCCTGGAAGCCCCCATCCGAGACTGGGCGGCCCAACTCCTCGGACACCCACTCCACGAACCCGACATGCTGTTCGCATACGACGAACCAGGCGTACGACTCATCGCCACCATCGACTCCATGAGTCAAGACGGCAGGGTGTTTGAACAGAAAACGATGAACAAGATTTGGCGTGGACAACTCCCCCACTACTGGTATTGGCAAGGAGTACAACAAGCCATCTGCACCAACGTCTCGGAGATTACGTGGATAGTGTTCGACTCCACCCTCGACCTCCACTTCCACATCCAGCCCGTCTCATCGGATGAGAAACGAAACCACATTGAGGCGTGCCGACGGTTCCTTGCCGCAATCGACATGGGCATCATGCCCGACGGTGCAGTACTCGAATACCGTCACGTCACCGAACGATTCCCCGAAGGCCAAGGCGGAGCCGAAAGCGCTATCAACCTCCCCGAAGGTGCGCTCGCATTGGTGGAACGGTACCTGTTAGCCAAAGACCAGAAAGCCCAAGCCGAACAGATGGAAGACCTCGTGAAAGCACAACTGTGTGAGATGCTCGGCACCTCAGAGTACGGGTTGATGCAAGACCAGTTGCTCCTCACCTGGAAAACTGCTACACGTACATCGTTCGACACGAAAAAGTTTGAGCAGGAACACCCTGCTCTCGCATCTAAATATAAGAAACAATCAACATACCGCACGTTCCGTGTGGTCGGAAAGGAAAAATAGTGGCTAAAAAAACCAGGAGTTTCGGCATGATGCCAAAGCCCCGTAACCGTTTCGGTCAGTTGCTCCAAGTCCCCAGACCAACACATGCGAAGTCATCACATAAACAAAACAAACGAAAGGAAATGCAATGAGATTCGACCTATCACAATATGAGACAGTAGAGACACGGTTAGCGAAGTTCTGGGCACAGTACCCGAACGGACAAGTATTCACCGCCATCCACCATTACGACGACAACAAGGTGGTGTTCCGAGCAGAAATCTACAAGGACATCTCCGACGCACGCCCTGTCGCAACAGGGTACGCCGAAGAAGTTCGTGACCTGTCACCCGTGAACAAAACATCTCACGTCGAAAACGCTGAGACGTCCGCAATCGGGAGGGCGTTAGCCAACTTCGTGTTCCAATCAAAGACTGCGCCACGTCCAAGCCGAGAAGAAATGGTGAAGGTCGCAAGACAGGAAACACCAAAGAAGGCACCAGCCCCAGCAGTGGACATGCTCACAAAGTTCCGTGAAGCGTGCACCAAACACGGGTTAGACCCACAAAAGATTGCCACGGAAGCGAACGTCGATTTGAACAACATCAAAGACACCGACATGCCAAGGTTGCGTGACACGTTCAATTTGTTGAAGCAGGCACCAACACCAACAGAAATCGTTGAAGCCGAAAACTTTATTGAGCAAGTGAAGCAGGCGTTCCCTTCGGCGGAACAAACTTCGGTACCGAAAATCAAAGACCCTGACGCACCAGCAACCCCAGCACAAATCGGGAAGATTCGTGCCATGCTCTCAGGCAAAGGACTTGGTTCCTACATGGACAAGTTGGAGAAGGTGCGCGAGTTCCTCAACAACCCGAACCTGAACAAGATTGAACACATCACGAAGGGAGATGCGAACAAGGTCATCTTCATGATTGAGGAAATGAAGTGACCGATGACCGCAAAGGATATTGTCAGGGCAATCAAGAGAAATGTTCCGTGGCAGGATGTCCTCTGTTTGGTACTTTGGGTAGAGCCGACAGACAAGGCAAACGAAGAATCCGAGGATGTGGTGACCCCTCTGCTAGGGGTCGTCGCAATAGAACGAAAGGCGATTCGAAGGCTCGTCGCGCCCGTAAGAAACTGGGGTTGGGTGGTCACCTTACCCGCCATGAGGAAAACTGGGGTGGCTATTTTCGTACCGAGGTCAAGGCAGGCATACAAGTCGGGCCGATTGCTACACGTTTCCAACTGGCAAAGGGACAATCTGACGCTGCGAAAGCGTTGGGTGACATACGCCCGTTCATAATGGTGGCTATGCCCGACGGCACGACTGATGGGATAGTGTTGATGTCACTGTCCGAGTTCAGCGAATTAGTGACGCTGCTTACCACCCCCCAATGAAAGGTGATGCTCATGGAATGGATAACCAGGCTCCTTGCCGTAACCTCAACCGCCCTCGCTGTACTCGCGTTCCAAGGGGCAGGAAATCAGACCCCTCCTACCCCTACCCCCACCCCTGTAACGACGCTCTACGAGGCTCCTATCGTGCCTGAGAGCACCACAACCCTGCCCACACCACCTGCTGATGCCTTATGTCCGCAATGGTGGGGCATGGCACGGGACGCTGGCTGGACGGATGACCTTCTCCCCACCCTCGACTACGTGATGTGGCGCGAGAGCCGATGCCAACCAGAGGCACACAACACCACCCTCAACCGTGACGGCTCAGCCGATGTCGGTCTCACCCAAATCAACGACCGCTCATGGTGCCTCGGCACACGCTGGTATCCAAAGGGATACTTGCAAACCATCGGCGTATTACCTACTGTTGGATGCGAACAACTGTTCGACCCACACCTCAACCTCCTCTCCGCGAAAGCCATCTACGACTATGCCAAACGAACCAACGGCAACGGCTGGCAACCGTGGAAACTCTAAATACACGTACATGCAACTACTCAGCGAATGGAAACTCAATGACCAAGAACAGGAATGGAAAAATGATGCAGCCTGCAAAGGCGTGGAGCGAGATGTATTTTTCCCAACTATCGGATACAACCAACACAGCAAACATGCAATCAAAATCTGTAAAACGTGCCCCGTCAAAAAACGGTGCGCCGAGTTCGCAATCAACAACAACATCTCGAACGGAATCTGGGGCGGACTCAACCCGAACCAAAGACAACAACTCAAAAGGAGCAAACTCTAAATGAGCGACAACCAATCCATCTTCTACGACGCATGGATAAGCGACCTGCAACGCGACCTTGATGCGTTACGGGAAGACAAAAGAGAACTGCTACGAAAAGTTGCACAACTGGAACATCTCGTGGCAGAATACGGCAATAAAATAAACAACCTAATACACAACAGAGGAGACGAATAATGTCAGCAACATGGTACAAACTGAAAGACGAAACGTGGGGCGTAAAAATACGTCACGACGGCAAAGCAGGTGAACAAGTAGAAGTCACCAACAAGAAAGGCGAAACGAAAACCGTGTTCCTCGGCAACCGAGTAGCAAAGTTTGATGACGCACAACTCTGGTCAGTCAGCGACGAACAACCACAAACGTTTACCCGTCCACCAACATTGGACGAAGAACCGTTCTAATGTTCGTCAAACAGCAACGGCTCGACGTACAAAAGTTGTTCCGTTTCACAGGTGCGGTCAGCCAAACCCAACTCGGTGAAAGGGTAGGTGTTCCCGAACGGAGCGTCGCCAACTGGGTGAAACATGGTGGCGTACCCGACATCACCGCCGACACCATCGCAATCCGATTAGGCGTTCACCCCTCAGCGATTTGGGGTGACGCCTGGTTTGCGTTAGCGGAGCAACCCGTTGCCGTGTGACCACTGTGGCACCGTAGAACGTGCACTAAAAAAGTGGGCGCAAGAAATCCACGACACCTGCGAATGTTTATGCCACGCCTACCGTATGGGCAAACTCACAGCAGGTGACACAGGTTGGAAGAAAAAGAAACCCAAAGACAAACAATGAAACGCATCTACCGATGCCCCGAATGTGGGAAACAAATCATCCTGCACATCACACCATCGACGGAACCTGTTTGCTCCAACCCGCAAGAACACAGTTCACGCCACATACAAATGAAACAGGTAGTCTCGGCACATGACCGAAGATGAATCCCGTGACCCGATAACTTTCCGCCTCCTACAAGAAGCACTCGTCGCATTAGAACAAGAAGGAATCATAGAAGTCGTCGGCATCAGCGAAGACGGCGAAGAAACATACCAAATCACCGAGAAAGGGATGAGTTACTACATGAGCAAACAAATGGACTTCGATACATGGGCACGCATCGGCTACGAATCAGGCTGGTGCTCACCGCCCATGTGCTACATACATGACGGTCTACCAGCAACCGCAACAGAAGACGAAGAACTCTGCGAAGGCAACGACCCGTGCATCCACATCGTACGCCTCTACGAAACTTTAGACCAGAAGAAAGGATGCGAGGCTAACAACCCTGCTGCCGTGTGGCGTGCCACGAACCTTGGTTGGGATGACCAACAGAGTTCCCCACCCCTCGGAGAAAGGTAAACAAGGGGCAGGGACACTCCGTCACTTAGCGACAGCGATAGTGGTTGTACCGCTTTTTCTGTGGTCGCCTCGCAAACTGTTCATAGTCTACCTCAACAGGGACAACACCTTCCCATCCGCCCCACAGGAGAACGGACTCTACCTGTTCCCGTCTTGCCCACAGGTACGCCATGCGGGGGTCTGAGGTGAAGGTGCGTCCGTACCATTTCCATTCGCCTGCCCAGTAGAGTCCGTCTTTTTCACGGACTGCCACCCAAACGGTGCGGGGTTTCTCGTGGCGTTTGGTGAATAGTTTAT